TGAGCAGTGGCGGCTCATCCGCCGGGCCCTGGACCAGCTGGAGGAGGGCGGAGATGAGTAAGGCAATCAAGCACATCAAGGCCGGACTGCTCCACATTGAGGTTATTGGGACGATCCCGGACCGTCCGCCCGGCAGGCAGGGGCGGGCGGCCCGGAGCCAGGCCACCTCTCCGGCTCAGCAGTTTTACAATGACAAGTGCTCCTGGCGGGAACTAGAGCTGGTGGTGGCGGCCAACTTCGGCCGCCGGGCTTTGGTCCTGACCCATACCTATGATGATGACCACCTGCCGGAGAGCAAGGACGCGGCCAATCGGTACTTTGCACGGTTTATCCGCAGGTTCCGGGCGGCCCGGAAAAAACGGGGTGCAGAGCTGCAATATATCTACGTGACCGAGGGATACCACGAGAAGCGGGCGAACGACTGGCTGGTGGAGGACGGGACCCTGGAGGACCGGAGGATCCACCACCATGTGGTGATCAATGCCACGGATGTGGATGATCTGGAGGAGATCCGGAGTCTGTGGCAGGGCGGCGGGTATATCCGGGCGGAACCGCTGGATGTCCACTATTATCGGGAGCTTGCCAAGTATATGACCAAGGAGGCCCGGGAGTTTGGCCGGCCCAAGCCCGGAGAGCGGACCTGGCGGTGCTCGCGGAATCTCCGCCGGCCGGAGATCGAGTACATTGAGATCCCAAGCGACAGCGTTACCCTGACGCCGCCATACGGAGCGGTGGACTACGAGCCCTTCTGCGAGCGCAATCCATACGGATACGGGGACTGCATCGGGGCGCGCTATCTTATGTTTCCTGTGAGGGAGCAGGCCGAATATACCTATACGCAGCCCAGGCAGCGGAAACGGCCGCCACCTAATAATTTTTTGCCTTGAAACCAGTCTTAATAATTCGTCCATGGTGGAGAAAAGGAGGAAAAGCCCTTGAAGTGTGGACCGAAACCTGATAGAATATTCCCAGTGAAAGGCGGATATGTTCTGTGCCCGAAGTGCTTGGAGTCCGGTCTCCGGAATAAGCTCCAGGAAGCGCCGCCGGACATGAAAGCCATCCGGTTGCGGCTGTACTGCCGACAGTGCAAAAGCCGGTACATCGTGAATATCGCAGAGGGCCAGTGTCGAGAGGACCAGAGCTGATGATCTACCCAGTGGGGGATCGTTGGCTCTGGTTTTTTGTTTTGCCCGGAGGTGATAGCCCGTGGCCATGACGCCGCTCAGGCCCTGCCGGCACCCAGGCTGCTCAGCCCTGACCCGGGAGGGCTACTGCCAAAAACACAAGCCCGCCAGGGCCCCACGCCGGGCCTCGGCGGAATACCACAGCTGGTACAGCCTGCCCATCTGGACGGAGGACCTGCGACCGGCACAGCTGCTGCGGGAGCCGTTCTGCCGCGCCTGCGCCGCCCAGTATCCGCCTGGAGATCCCAGGCACCGCACCAGGGCCACGGTGGTGGACCACATCGAGCCCCACCGGGGTAGCTGGGCCAGGTTCATCGACCCGGCCAACCACCAGAGCCTGTGCAAGCGCCATCACGACCAGAAAACGGCCCGGGAACAGGCCGCAAAACGGCGAGAAACGGGGCACTGATTTGGGGCGCCGTGAGAGAAAATGCGGCGACGCTCGGGCGCGGGCACCTGGACGTGGGTGCCTGTGGGCGCGCCCAGGGAGGCCGAAGGCCTCACCACCTCCCCCCCGGGGGAGGAAACTTTTGACGGGAGGCGCCCCAGACCGTATGCAGCCCTCGGTGAGGGATTTTTTCCCCACGGGGCAGAAACGCGAAAGGAGATGAGACCATGCCAGGACCCAGACAGAGGCTGAGCGTGCTGGAGGCCAACGGCCGCAAGCACCTGAGCAAGGCTGAAAAGGCCGAGCGGGCGGGGCAGGAGGTTACGCTTCCGAAGCCTGCAAAAATGAAAGTACCCAGGTGGCTGCCGGAGCATCTGAAAGCTGACTTCCGCGCCCTGGCCAAGGAGCTGCTGGAGGCGGACATGGGGGCGGCCCAGCTGGACCGGGACACCCTTGGGCGCTATGTGGCGGCTCAGCACCAGTTCACGGCGGCCTGCCGCATGGTGCAGGACGCCCTGGACCAGGAGGACCCGGACCTGGTGAACAAATGGACCAAGGCCCAGAAGGCCTATTTCGACCAGGCCAGGGCCTGCGCCAACGACCTGGGGCTCACCATCACCAGCCGGTGCCGCCTGGTATTGCCGGAGGGCACCCGGAAGCCGGAGGAGAGCGAGTTTGAACGCCTGATGCGGGAGAAGCGGGAGCGGATGCAGCGTGCCTGATACCATTTGGCTCACCCCCTTCCTGCGCGTGGTGCGGCCGGAGGACGGCTCCGTGCTGCGGTACAGCCCGGAGGCGGTGCAGGACGTGCTGGACTTCTTCTCCCTGCTGTGCTTCGGACAGAACGAGTGGGCGGGAAAACCCTTTGTACTGCTGCCCTGGGAGGAGCAGGCCATCCGGCAGTTTTACGGCGTCCAGGTCCGGGACGAGGACGGGACCTGGGTGCGCTACCGCAGATTCCTCTACGACGAGATCCCCAAGAAAAACGGGAAGAGCGAATTTGCGGCCGGACTGGGCCTGTACCACCTCCTCTTCGACGGGGAGGAGCGGCCCCAGGTGGGGGTGTTCGCCGCCGACAAGAACAACGCCGACATCATCTACCAGTGCGCCAAGTATATGGTGGAACACACCTGCCTGGGACAGCCGGAGGGGGACCCCATCGCCTGGGCCAGGGACAGCCGGCGGGAAATCCACACTAAATACGGCGGCGTGCTGAAGGTCTACTCCTCCGACGCGGACAGCAAGCACGGCTATTCCTTTTCCGCCATCCTCATCGACGAGCTGCACGCCCAGCCCAACCGGCGGCTGTGGGACGTGCTTACGGTGGGATCTGACGCCGCCCGGCGGCAGCAGGCGGTGATCGTGCTGACCACCGCCGGGGACGACCCGGACCGGAAGAGCATCGGCTGGGAGATCCACGAGAAGTGCCGGCGCATCCTGGCCTGGCGAAAAGGCGAGCCGGAGCGGGAGCTGGACGAGGACGACCCCCAGTGGTGCCCCATCATGTACGGCATTTCGGTCCTCACCCAGGACGACCCGGACCGGATCGTGGAGTTGGACATCTTTGACGAGGCGCTGTGGCGGGAGTGCAACCCCTCCTATGGCGTGACCATCTCCCCCCGGAAATTCCGCTCGGACGCCCGGGCGGCCAGGCAGAGCGAGGCGGCGGAGCGGAACTTCCGCTGGCTGCGTTTAAATCAGTGGATCGCCACCAAGGACGTAGGGTGGATGCCCCTGACCCTGTACGACAAGACACAGTGGACCCGCCCGGAGTGGAGGCCCCTCAGCGCGCCGGCGCGGAGACAGGCCGCCCGGGACGTTCTGGAGGGAAAGACCTGCTATGGCGGGCTGGACCTGTCCACCACCACCGACCTGACCGCCCTGACCCTGATCTTTCCGCCCCAGGAGGGGCTGGACACCTGGACGACCCTGTTCTGGGCCTGGCGGCCGGAGGACGGGGTGCTGGAGGCCGAGCAGAGGGACCACGTCCCATACCGGGACTGGGGCCGGGCGGGCTTCCTGGAGCTGTGCCCGGGGGACATGGTGGACTTCACCATGGTGGAGGACACAGCGGCCTGGTGCGTGGAGCATTTCCACTTGGACACCCTGGGTGTGGACCCCTACCTCTCCCGCACCCTGACCCAGCGCCTGATGGAGCGGGGGGTGAACGTGGTGGAGATCCCACAGACCATGATGAGTATGTCCCCGGCCATGAAGGAGCTGGAGCGGCTCATCCGCGCCCGCCAGATGCTCCACGAACACAACACCTGCGCCCGGTTCTGCTTCGGCAACGTCCGGTGCGCGGTGGACGGAAACGAGAACCGGAAGCCCATGAAGAACCGGAGCATCGGGCGCATCGACATGGCGGTGGCCTGGATCATCGCAATGGCCGTGGCAATCCTGCGTATGCCGGCCGGCCCAGACATCAACGAACACATTTTATCCGAGGATTGGGGAATTTGACATGAAGATGCTGAGACGATTGGGCCGTGGGCTGGCCCTGTATCTGGACGACCTGCTGATGCTGGCAGGGGGCGGATGCTTTGTGCGGGCGGCCTGGGAGGCATGGGGGCGTCCGGCGGCCCTGGCGGTGGCCGGGATGTGCCTGGTGGCCTATGCGGTGATGGTGGCCCGGGCCCGGGGAGGTGGCGGCGTATGATCTTCGCGCGATCCCTGGGCAGCCCACAGGCGGCCGCGGAGGAGCGGACGCTGAGCTGGGAGGAGGTGCAGCAGCTGTTCCGGACAGCTTTCCTGACCGGGACCGAGGTGGAAAACAGCGTGCCCAGCGCGGAGCGGCTGTCCCCGGTGGCAGCGGCCCACCGGATCCTGACCAACTCCTTCGGGCTGATCCCCTTCGGAGTGTACCGCAGGGACGGGGAGGAGCGGGTCCCGGTGGAGGACCCCGCCCTGAACCGTGTGATGAAGGTGCGGGCCAACCCCTATATGTCCCCCTTCATGCTGCGGAAGGTCACCATGTCCAATGCCTTCTGGTACGGCTTTGGGGCCGTGTGGAACCGGAAGGGGCCGGACGGACAGATCGTGGAGCGGCTCGCCCTGCCCAGCGACTGCTGCACCGTCCGGAGGGATCCGGACGGAGGGGCGTACTGGTACGACTACAACGTGGACGGGGTGCAGTGGACCTTCTCCAACTATGAGCTGTCCTTCCTCTACTTTGAGACCTATGACGGGATCCGGGGCCGGGGGCTGCTGGACCTGGCCCGGGAGAGCATCGCCCTGGACACGATGGCCCAGCGGTACGGGAAGAAGTTTTATCAGAACGGGGCACGGCTGTCCGGTATCGTGGAGGTGGACACAGACGCCAGCAGCGAGACCAGGACCAAGGTGAAGCGGGAGTTCAGCCGGTTTGCCTCGGAGGAGATGTTCGCGGTGGCGGTGCTGGACCGCTCCATGAAGTTCACGCCCATGGGGCTGAACCAGAGGGACGCCCAGTTCATCGAGAGCCGGCAGTTCACCGTGGAGGAGATCAGCCGGTTCACCGGGATCCCAAAGCACATGATGCAGACGGGCAAGGAGAGCTATGATTCCAACGCCCAGCAGCGGCAGAACTACATCACGGACACCCTGCTCCCATTCGTGGTGCAGTGGGAGAGCGAGGACAGCTATAAACTGCCCACCCCACAGGACCGGGCCGCCGGGGTGTACATCCATGGGAACGTGGAGGCGCTGCTCCGGGCCGACCCTGCGACCCGGTTCAGCGTATATGAAAAAGCCATCCAAAATTCCATTATGAATCCGGACGAGTGCCGGGCCAAGGAGGAGAAAAACCCCATCCCGGGCGGGCTGGGACAGCGCTTCCTGGCGACGAAGAATCTGGGCTCGCTGGAGTCTGTACTGAACGGAGGGGAAGCAAGTGGTTGACGTACATCTGAGAGGAGAGCTGTGGGACAACGACAGCGCCGACATCCTGCGGTGGTGGGGCTGGCGGGACATCACCGCCCCCATGGACATCCAGGCGGCTCTGGAGGCCGCCGGCGGGGACGAGGTGACAGTGCTCATCAACTCGCCGGGGGGAAACATGGCGGTGGGGACAGAGATCCGGTCCATGCTCCGGCGGTATCCGGGCAGGACCACAGCCCTGTTCCAGAGCTATGGGGCCAGTGCGGCCACCCTGGCGGCCACCGGCTGCCAGGTGATCCGGAGCGAGCCGGGGGCTCTGCTGTGCTATCACAATCCCAGCGGAGGTGCGGAGGGGGACCACCGGGCCATGAGTCGCGCGGCGGAGGATCTGCGCAACGCCCGGGACTGCATCCTGGAGGTCTATACCGCCAGAGGGGGGACCAGGAGCCGGGAGGAGCTGATCGCCCTGATGGACCAGGACATCTACATTACCCCGACCCAGGCCAGGGAGTACGGCCTGATCGATGAGATCGTGGGGCTCCCGGGGGCGGAGGAGGATCCGGCCGCATTTGTGGCGGCATCCGGCGGCCGGATCCGGCTGACGGCGGCCATGCGGGAGCAGTACCGGGCCCATGTGGCGGAGCAGAGGACTGCCCAGGCTCTGGAGGAAGAGGCAAGACGCGCCCTGGCTCGGCTCAGGTCGCTTGCAAGCTATTAAAAGAAAGGACGGAACAACATGGATTTTATGGAGAAGATCACCGAGCTGCGGGCAGAGAAGAGCAAGCTGCTGGCTCAGGCAGAGGCCCTGCCCCTGGAGGATGTGGAGGGCCGGGACAAGATCACCGACCAGATGGAGGGGCTCAATGCCCAGATCAAGAGCCTGGAGCGGCAGGCCAAGGCCAGCGCCGACGGTGCAGCCGTGTATGACGGAATCCTCCACAGCGGCGAGGGGACGAAGAAGCAGGCCGATGGAGGTGCGCCCAAGTTGTTTGCCTCCCTGGGTGAGCAGCTGAAGGCCATCTATGATCTGCGTAAGGGCCAGACCATGGACGACCGCCTGGGGAAGATCAACGCGGCGGCGGGGGTGACCGGCACCACCGGAGCGGATGGCGGATTCCTGCTCCAGGAGGATTTTGCGGGCCGGATCCTGGAGAGCGCTGTCCAGAACAGCCCTCTGCTCAACCGGCTGGACCGGTACACCTGCTCCAGCGCGGCCAATTCTATGCGCTGGATCAGCGCCAATGAGACCGATGTGAGCAAGTCGGTGTTCGGCGGTGTACAGATGTACTGGGCCGCGGAGGGGGCCACGGTGGCGGCCAGCAAGCCCCAGTTCCGTGAGATGAAGCTGGATCTGGAGAAAATGATGGGCTTCTGTTACTGCACGGATGAGATGCTCCAGGACGCCGCGTTCCTGACCGGGTTCGTGGGGAACGCCTTCTCCCTGGCCGGGGACCGGCTGCTGACTGAGAGCGTAATCAGCGGCGACGGGGTGGGCAAGCCCAAGGGCCTGCTGAATTCCAAGGCGCTGATTACCGTGGACAAGGAGGCCAGCCAGGCCGCCGGCAGCTTCCTGGGGATGAACGCGGTGAAGATGCAGGCCCGGGCCATGCCCCGTGGCCGGGAGCGGCTGG